TGCTGTTTACTGGAGTTTATTTTATGATCAACAACCCACTATCGACACTTATTAACTAGGGAGTTAATGCAATGTATACACAAATAAAGAATGATTTTAATGATTTTGATAATATTATTAACGACGATAATCACGTTGTGCGTAGATATTATCGCGCATATGTTGACGGTGATTATGGTTATGATGTTTATATCTCACTAAATAACCGTTGGCGCGATGTACACACTGATCGCCAAGCTAGGATGTTTGTTATTCAATCATTTGTTGAATTCAACGCAAAAGACTATGATTTAACTGCTAGGCAGGTTCAGAGTTGGCTAGTTAAACAGTTTGGACGTGATAAACTTGAGCAGTTAAACAATGTACTTATTAACGATGTTAGAGAATTAATGGCAGAGAGAGAGGATTAAAGACAATGAGCGAATCAGCTATTACATTAGGCAAAATACAAGTAGAATTTGAGTGCCTATATAACACTAAAGAAATGCTAAAACGATTGACACAAAAAGACCGTACAAGCGAGCTATTGCGGATATGCAACCGCGAAAACGTATCATTTAAAGGTTTTGAGTATTTAGAGCGCAAACTAATTTTAGACCAAACTGATAAACCATCACCAAACGCAGAGCATTGGGCGCGATTGCGTCGGGATTACCCTGCTATAGAGCCTACAAACTAATTTCCCCTAGTGTGTGTTGCAATCCTTTGCCCAGTGTAATATCTGGGCTTTTTTTTGCCTAGCTAATATAAGCCTGTTTAAGCCTATTTAGTTGCAGCCTATACCCTAGCACCAATAACCAGGTAAACGCTGTTAAAACGCATTATATGGCGTTCTATGGCGCATTACTGTGCAGCATAGCACTATCTGCTATTGTCACCAGTGTTTTAACAAAGTTTAAACCTGTTTCCCGTAATAGAGAGACACTAGAGAGACACTAGAGAGACACTAGAGAGACACTAGAGAGTCTAAAACGTGACCGAAAACCTGATTTGGGTCACAAAATAGACTAGGGAGAGTTGAACTACTGGAGAGAGTATTGTCAAATGCAACGGAACTTTTTAACCAATAGAGAGAGATAACATGTCAGAAGATTACAGAGAGGCTATGTCAATAGCTAGGCTACAGGGTCAAGATTTCCATGATTGGACACAAACATTTAAACCAGACTACAGAGAGTTAGTGGTTATAGACTCCGACGGGTGCAGAACCTTTGATCTAGTGTATACAGATGGCGATGGTGGAGTAATGGTTTTTAGTAACTACTCAGAGATTTTTAACGATAAAGGAATCACTATGTCAGTAGTAGGAGGCTATTGCGATATAGCGTTTGAACATATGCAGGAAATAATGGCGTATATGGAAGATGAAATGGAGAGAATGACACAGGCGTTAGACAATGCGAGAGAGTAACTTTGCATTTTTTAGCGACATAGAAGATAACGACACCAGGACTGCTGCTATCAACGAATTTGTTGATATAGTGCAGAGTTTACCTTATAGGTGCGGTGTTGAAGTTCTAACAGCGATTAGAGAGAGGGTTATACTGGAATATATAGTAAACACTAGAGTAGATATAGATGTTTAGAGATAATAATTGTTATTAACATTAAAGTGCTTTAAAAAGCGTTAAAGAAACTATATAGTCATATATTCTATCATAAATTAAGGAGATTTTAAAGATGGGACGTAAAATTAGGTATTACCGCAATGAAACAACAGACCCTAGACTAGAGAGAGGGAAGTTGTATACAATGCACGAGTTAGCTAGGCGTGTTAAACAGTCACCGACTACAATACGCAGTAGAGTAGGCACTGGCGACACTGTTACGGATGAACATTTTATCAGTAAGAAAGTAACACGTTCAATATGGCCTGTATTCGAGAATGAGATACAGGAAAAATCATCACAATGGTTACGGAGAAAGTTATAATGTTTAAGAAATATATGTTAGAGGGAACGCTAGACCCAGAAATACAAGCAGTCTTTAAAGCAGCAGCAGATATTAGCAACGGTGTTTTTAGCTTGCAAGAGGCTTCTAATCACTATAAGGTACACCCGTCAGTGATTGTACAATTCATTGCTGAGAGTACAGAGTATGATATGATATTTTCTAAATTTACTGAGGAGAAACAGTAATGGGCAGAAATTGGAATGGCAGTTGTGAAGATTGGTTACACGGTGATGAACCTTACGGTTTTGATTTACCAGACGCAGATGATTACCCGCCAATGGAGCAGTGGGAGATTGATGAAGCTAAGGCTGAGATATTGGCAGAGATTGATAAAGATAACGAACGTATAAAGGAGAAAAATGATGATGTTATTCGGTAGAATGCTAAGTGTGGAGTTAATTAACGGTTGCGGTTTATTTCTGGAGTTTGCCGACAGTAGAGCAGTGTGGGTGTATAACAGAGAGACTGAGCAGACTGAGGCTATGCCCTTTGAAGGGATATTGTTACATCTACCCTTTGTACTGGTTAGCTATGGCAGGGTATATGAGGAGGTGTTGTAGTGGCTAAAATACACCAACCATGCCCTGACTGTGGAAGCAGTGATGCGCTACAGATCAACGACAATGGCAGTACATTCTGTCACAGTTGTCATAAATACACGCCCAGTAGTCAGGTTAGAGAAGAGACTTGGAATATCTCTGTGCCAGTGTCTACTGAGCCGAAGGCTAAACCAGACTTCAGTGCTGTGGAGAGAACGCTAACGACAGGTAACTATCAAGCCATTGTCGATAGAGGTTTAACCACCGCCACCGCTAAAACCTATGGAATCCTGGATCAGGCTGATCGCACCTATTTTGCCTACCATGACCCATCAGATGCTAATGTGCCTATTGCGGCAAAGATCAGACTGCCCGACAAAAACTTTTACAATGTTGGTAACTGGGCAGGCACTGGTCTATTCGGTCAACAGCTATTCAATGGCGGTGCTAAGTACATCACCATCTGTGAAGGTGAGTTTGATGCCGCAGCCGCATACCAGATGCAAGGCAGTAAGTACCCATGCGTCAGTGTCAGGAATGGTGCAGGAGGTGCGCTGAAAGATTGCAAAGCCGCATACGAATATCTGGATAGCTTTGATGCCATTGTCATATGCTTTGATGCAGATGAGGCAGGTACAAAGGCCGCGAGAGAGGTTGCAGAGTTGTTTGGTGGTAAATCAGCCATTGTGAAGCACACCAACGGCCATAAAGACGCTTGCGACTACCTGAAGGCCAACGATACCAGAGAGTTTATTGCCGCATTCTGGGCTGCTGAGAAGTTTGTGCCAGACGGTATCATCAACGGTGCTAGTCTCTGGGACGAGGTAAACAAACCAGTAGAGAAGTCTGCTGTTATGTACCCGTGGGCTGAGTTGAATAAACTAACCTACGGCATCAGGGAGGCTGAGTTAGTCACCATTACGGCAGGTTCAGGGCTAGGTAAGTCTCAGTTTGTGAGAGAGATAGTGTGGCATATTCTCAAGCATTCTGAGGAGAACATTGGTCTACTATTTCTAGAGGAGAATGCACGTAAAACTGCGCTATCGCTGATGTCTCTAGCGGCTAACAAGCCGTTGCATCTACCAGATGTAGAGAGTACGGAGGAGGAGCGTTGGGAAGCATTTGAGACTACAATGGGAACTAACAGACTCTACTTGTTTGACCATTTTGGTAGCACCAGTGTTGATAACATCATTGCACGTTGTCGCTACATGGCTAAGGCGTTAGACACAAAGTTTCTGTTCTTAGACCATGTGAGCATTGTTGTGTCAGCGCAGAGCAACGGTGATGAACGCAAGGCTCTGGATGAAATCTGCACCAAGCTGAGAATGTTAGTGCAAGAGACAGGCATAACATTGTTTATGGTTAGTCACCTGAAGCGACCAGACGGTAAAGGCCATGAGGAAGGTGCTGTGAGCAGTCTATCGCAACTCAGAGGCTCTGCATCCATTGCACAGCTATCTGATATGGTGATAGGGCTAGAGAGAAATGGTCAGGCTGATGACCCTGTAGAGAGAAATACAACCCATGTCAGGGTGCTGAAGAATCGCTTCTGTGGCACTACAGGCAAGGCAGGTGGGTTGCTATTTGACCAGACTACAGGTAGAATGACTGAAATTAAAGAAGAAGGTCTATAACGTGGAGACTAACAATGTGGATACTACCAAAGAACTACCCACTGTCATCGCATTTTGTGCAGGATATGGTGGAATCGAAAGAGGACTTGACCTTGCAGGGCTTGAACATCGAGTCATCGCTTATGTTGAGATCGAAGCCTATTGCGTTGCAAACCTGGTGTCGAAAATGGAAACAGGACAGCTACCTCCCGCACCTATTTACACGGATATTAAAACCTTCCCATCAGAAGTGTTTCGAGACAGAGTTGACATCATCACTGGCGGTTATCCCTGCCAACCTTTCTCAGCAGCAGGAAAGCGCAAAGGAGGAGATGACCCAAGACACCTCTGGCCATACATCAGAAAGCACGTTGAAACAATTAGACCTGTTCAGTGCTTCTTTGAAAACGTCGAAGGCCACATCTCGCTTGGACTCAACAGCGTCATCAGCGATCTGGAAGAAGATGGTTACAGCACAACGTGGGGAATATTCTCAGCGCGTGAAGTTGGCGCACCACACCAACGAAAGCGAGTTTACATCATGGCCAACCGCAACGGTGTTCGATGTGACTGGTGGAAGCTACCCGACACAGCTAGTCAACGGCCAGTGGAGATCGAAGCACAGCAAAGCCCCCGACAGCCCGTGGTACGGGGCGAAGTTAAGGGATGCGGTGGAAACACACGAAAACCACACTGGGAAGCTGAACCCAGAGTGGGTAGAGTGGTTGATGGGTGTACCAACAGGGTGGACAGAATTAGGCTCTTGGGAAACGCAGTAGTCCCACAGACGGCAGCAAAAGCGTATTCAGTTTTAAGCGAGAGGATGTTATAATGAGATGCATAGCGTGTAACAAGGCTTTATCAGACTTTGAGTCTACTAGGAAATCTGCAATCAGCGGAGAGTATTTAGATATGTGCAATGACTGCTACTTTTACACTGACGACATTGACACTATCGACAGAGAAGACTTACGATCAGAATCAGACACTGTAATGGAGAGTCAAGAATATGAGCAAGATTGGCAGTTGGATAAGTGAGACACAAGAGAGCAAGGCTCAACTAGCGTACATAAATCCGTACAACAGGCACAGCAACAAAGACACTACAGCGAGGCAATACTATGTTGATTACGTTGGACATAGAAACAAATACCAGTCACGACAACATCTGGGTAGTAGTTACTCAGGACGTTGACACTGGCGAGGTGCTAGAGCATTATAGTGCTATCACTTTAGCGCCTCTGATTAGTCAGGCATCAGGCGTTATAGGCCACAACCTTGTAGGCTTTGATGCGCCAGTGTTGCTGAAGCAGTGGAACCTGCACATACCAACACCAAAGCAGCGTGACACATTGGTGATGTCGCGTCTATACAACCCTTCTCTGGAAGGCGGCCATAGCCTAGATTCTTGGGGCAAACGCTTTGGCGATCCTAAGATAGACTTTGATGACTATGACGGTGGACTAACACAAGAGATGGTGGACTACTGTATACAAGATGTAGCACTAACAACTAGGCTGTATAAACACTTAACTGATTCACTGAAGCGGGAGGAATTTTCAGAGCAATGCGTAGATTTAGAAAGGAAGGTAGCTATCATTACGGCTCAACAGGAGCGCAACGGCTTCATGCTAGACGTAGAGCAAGCAACTTTGTTGTGGCAAGACATAACACACAAAATGAGGACGATAACAGCGGAACTACAGAAAGTGTTTCCACCAATAGTGGAGGAGCGTTGGAGCGAGAAGACAGGGAAGCGTCTGAAGGACAAGGTGACAGAGTTTAACGTAGGCTCTCGCAAGCAGATAGCAGAACGCCTAGAAGGTGTAGGTGTGAAGTTTAAGCTACAGACTGAGAAAGGTGCTATCATCGTCAACGAGAAGGTGCTAGAGGGTATCGACATACCAGAAGCTAAAATGATATACGAGTACCTGATGCTACAGAAACGTGCCGCGCAGATAGATTCTTGGTTAACCCATGAGAAGGACGGTAGGGTGCATGGTAGGGTTATCACCAACGGTGCTGTAACAGGCCGTATGACGCACCACAGCCCCAACCTGGCGCAAGTGCCATCAGTGTCTGCACCGTATGGCAGAGAGTGTCGTTCATTCTGGCGTGTACCTGAAGGACATAAACTCGTAGGCTGTGATGCCAGTGGCTTAGAACTACGTATGCTTGCACATTATATGCGTGACGAGAGATATACTAACGAGATACTAAGCGGTGACATCCACACAGCTAACATGAAGGCGGCAGGACTCACTGACCGCAACCAAGCTAAGACATTCATCTACGCATTCCTGTATGGTGCAGGAGCAGCCAAGATAGGGCAGATAGTAGGCGGTGGCTACAGAGAAGGACAACAGCTTATAGACTCATTCCTACGCAACACACCCGCACTGGCTAAACTGCGTGAGAAGGTAGCTAAACACGCCACAGCAGGAACACTACCTGCACTAGACGGTAGACGCTTGCGTGTAAGAAGTGAACATGCGGCACTGAACACACTGCTACAGGGTGCAGGTGCTATAGTAATGAAACAGGCACTGGTGCTGTTAGCTGATCGTTTATCGACATACGATATACCGCACAAGCTAGTGGCTAATGTGCATGACGAGTTTCAGATAGAAGTACCAGAGAATTTTGCTGATGTAGTAGGCAAAGCGGCAGTAAGAGCAATCAAGAATGCAGGAGATGTGTTAGACCTGCGATGCCCACTTGATGCTGAGTACAATGTAGGAAACAATTGGGCTGAAACACATTGACAAATCCGTACCATTCGTGGTATAATATATGTAGATCAGTTGTGATCTAAAACAACCAAAGAGGCAATTAGTATGAGTGAAGCAAAACCAGTAACAATAGCAGCAGACATGATGTGGTCTAGCCTGACTGAAGTAAACCGTATGTCAGGTAAGTACCAAGTAGACCTAGCTAACCTATCCAAAGCAGCATCAGAGGCACTGGAGATGATGGGTCTGAATGTTCGTAACAAACCTGGACAGGGCGACTTTATCACTGCAAAGTCTAGCCACCCTATCCGCATCTACGACACTGACGGTGCTGAGATCAAAGGCATCCTAGTAGGCAACGGCTCTAAAGCAAAGGCAGTAGTAAGCTACTACGATTGGAAGTCTCCTGCGGGTCAAGCGGGACGTAGCCCTACACTGCTCAAGCTAGTAGTCACTGACCTCATTCCCTATGGTGGCGGTGCTGACGTAGCTGAAGTGGACTTAGGCGAAGCGTTGTGATCTTAATTGATGCAGACATTCTAGTCTATCGCATAGGTTGGTCATGTAACGAGGAATCAGAGAAAACAGCCATCAGCACCATCGATGGCTTCATCTCCGACATCTTGTTACAACTCAACGTAGACGAGGAAACAGACTACTATGTTCTGTATCTCACTGGCAAAGGAAACTTCCGCAAGGAATATGCCGTCACTGCTGAATACAAAGGAAACCGTAAAGATAAGGCAAAGCCAGTGCATATTCAGGCACTACGCCAACACCTTATCGACAAGTGGGCTGCTGTAGTTACTGAAGGAGAAGAGGCAGACGATGCCATAGCTATACAGGCAACAGTTCACGGTGACAAGGCTATCATGGTTACGTTAGACAAGGACTTTGACCAGATACCAGGATGGCACTACAACTTTGTAAAGCAGGACAAGTACTATGTAAAGCCAGAGGACGGCTTACGCTTTTTCTACCGCCAGATACTGATGGGTGACAGGATTGATAACATCATAGGCATTCACGGTATTGGCGATAAGAAGTCAGAGAAGATATTGAAGGACTGTGTTACAGAGAAGGAA